TTAACAGAGTCCGTAATGGTGAGGCAACCACACAAGATTTAAAAGCAGCTTGTGACTGGCTCAAAGCTAATGACATTAGCGGTGTAGCCTATGATGGAAACCCATTAGATAAGTTAAACAACTTAATACCTAAAGTAGATCCAGAGTTAGTAGCTCGGAGGATGTATGGAAAAAGGTAAAACACAAAGATATTATGATGCTAATCCTGCAGCTAACAAACGTAGGATAGCACAACAAAAACGATATAACAAAAATGGCAAAGGCAATGAAATTGCTAGAAAAGCTGTTGAGTTAAATCGTAAAATGGGTACATATGGTAATGGTGATGGCAAAGACGCTTCCCATAATATGTATGGCAAAGGCAAGCATGGATTAGAAAGTCCATCTGCTAATCGTGCGAGACCACGTAAAAAGAACAAAAGTAAACTTTACATCACTAAATAACCATGGGATTTGCATTTGGCGGTTCGTCTATTAAAAAAGACAAGACTATTAAAAAGATAGTTAACAAACAAAAGAAAGAAAAAGAAAAGAAAAAGTTAGGTCTTAAAAAAGGCAAAACTTATACAAAAGCTCAATTAAGATTTAAACAACGAGTAGCAGAAGGCAAAAGTGGTTTAACTGGCGGAAAAAAAGGTGAGACAATAGCTGAGTACCGTGCTAGACAAAAAAAATCAGTACAAGACGCAGCAAAGAAAAGAAACGCAGATTTTAAAAAGGCTAAAAAAGAAAAGTTAAAAGTAAAATCAGACAAGAAAAAGAATTTTACAGTAAATAGACGTGGACGTAAAGTCTATAAGTAGGAGGTAAACATGGGTGTTTACAAAGCACTAGGTAAAGCCGCCGTAGAGGGAGGACAACAATTTCTCAAACGAATGGGAAAAGCAAAAACCCTTCCTAAACTTGCACCTCAAATTACTGATACTTTGTCTAGGCATATTGATATCACAAAAGGTGCAGATATTCCTGAACTAGAAACTATGTTAAAAGGTGTAACTGCAGGTGATGAATCTGCTATTGAGTCTTTTAATGGTTTTACTAAAACATTGCTTGCATCTGACAAGTATCAAGCTAATGTTGCAGAACAAACAAGAGCTGTACGTGGATATACAAGACCAGACGCTGTAGAAAACTTACGTAAGTTAGGTGGTCAAACTAATTTTGGTAAGACACAACGTACTATACAAGGTCCAGTTCCTCCACAGTTAGCAGATAAAACTTTTGACCAAGGTGCAAAAACAGCAGAAGAAGCTATAATGGCTGGTACTACTAAGTTTGTTAAAGATGGTGATCCATTTCAAATACGTAACTATGCAGCTGGTTATTCACCTAGAGGACAAACAACTAAAGTAGGTACACGTAAAACTACTGGACGTGGTATAACATCAGAAGGTAATACTCGTAAAATAAATGAAATGTTAGCTACAGATCCTACTATTACACCTGAAGAAACAGCAGAGTTTGGACGAATAATGGCTCAAGCTGCTGCCGAAGGTATGGATGGTGATCATATTATAGAAGTATCTAGAGTAGCAAATGCTGTTAGAAATATGTCTCCAGAAAGACGTGCAGCATATTTTGAAGTAATGAGACGTACAGGTACACATACTGGAAATCATCCTAAAAATATTCAAAAATTAAGTAAAGAAATGAATCAAGTAGTTAAACCTGCAGAAATACGGGCACTTGATAATGCACTTAGAAATATGGATAAACGAGGTAAATCATTACTAGAAGATTTGTTAGGTATGTAAATGGACGTTTTAACATCATTACAAGAAGACTTTAAGCTGTTTCTACAAGCTTTGTGGGACCAGCTAGATCTTCCCCAACCTACTAGAGCACAATACGCTATAGCTGACTACTTACAACATGGACCAAAACGATTACAGATCCAAGCGTTCCGTGGTGTAGGTAAAAGCTGGATTACTGGTGCTTTTGTGCTTTGGACTTTATTTAAGAACCCAGAAAAGAAGATAATGATTATCTCTGCGTCTAAAGAACGTGCAGATAACATGTCAATCTTTTTACAAAAACTTATCATAGAAACACCATGGCTAAAGCATCTACAACCCAAATCGGAAGATTCTCGTTGGAGTCGCATCAGTTTCGACGTAAACTGCTCACCTCACCAAGCACCAAGCGTAAAGTCGGTGGGAATAACTGGACAGCTAACCGGAAGCCGAGCAGATCTTATGATCTTAGACGACATCGAGGTGCCGGGAAATTCTATGACGGAGTTAATGCGTGAAAAGCTTCTTCAACTCTGTACCGAAGCCGAATCAATCCTTACGCCGAAAGACGATAGCCGTATTATGTATCTCGGGACTCCTCAGACTACTTTTACTGTTTATCGTAAGTTGGCAGAGCGGAGTTATCGACCGTTTGTTTGGCCAGCCAGATACCCAAGATCACTTGCAAACTACGAAGGTCTCTTAGCTCCACAGCTACAAGAAGACATAGATGCAGGTGCTGATGCTTGGGAAGTTACCGACCCTGATAGATTTGATGCAGATGATTTATTAGATCGTGAAGCATCTATGGGTAGGTCTAACTTTATGTTACAGTTTATGTTAGACACCTCCCTTAGTGATGCTGAAAAGTTCCCACTTAAAATGGCTGACCTTATAGTAACTAGCGTTAACCCTAAGGAAGCACCTGATGCAATCGTCTGGTGTTCTGATCCTGTTAACGTAATTAAAGAGTTACCAACAGTTGGTCTACCGGGAGACTATTTTTACAAGCCTATGCAACTGCAGGGCGAATGGGGTCCATACACAGAAACTATTTGTGCCGTAGACCCCTCTGGAAGAGGCTCAGACGAAACTGCAGCATGCTACCTATCCCAACGTAACGGATTTATATATCTACACGAGATGAGGGCATACAGGGATGGCTACAGCGACAAAACATTATTAGACATACTACGTGGATGTAAGAAATACAACGCAACCTCGTTAGTAATAGAGACAAACTTTGGAGACGGTATAGTAAGTGAATTATTTAGGAAACATCTTCAACAGACGAAGCAAAACATATTTGTGGAAGAGATTAGAGCAAATGTCAGGAAAGAAGACAGGATCATTGATAGTCTTGAGCCTGTGCTTAACCAACACCGTCTTATTGTTAATCGTAGTGTCATTGATTGGGACTATTCCTCCAACAAAGACTGTGCACCTGAAAGTAGGCTCTTATATATGCTCTTTTACCAGATGAGCCGTATGTGCCGGGAAAAAGGTGCAGTTAAACATGATGATAGACTTGACGTCCTAGCAATGGGTGTAAAGTACTACACGGACGCACTAGCAATTTCAGCATACGAACAAGTAAAACTTAGAGAACGGGAAGAGTTTCAAGACATCCTAGATACTTGGAAAGATGACCCTCAATCAGCAGCTAACCACATGGTTTTAGGTATGAATCTAGAGCAGCGTAGAGCCGCTAGAGGCATCAATTCAGGAAAGGGTACCCCTACTTGGATCTGACCGAGTTCCACCGTATACAGGGGAAGGGAAGGGTGGACCCGACCCCTATGAGGAAGATGTCGTCCTAACAGACAACACTTCCTCTCTATACTTATTTCCCCTTAATGGACATACTTATAACACTACCACCAACTTACTCTACCCTACTATGAAAATATTTTTAGATACAGCAGATGTTAATGAAGTCGCAAGACGTATTGATACTGGATTAATTAGTGGAGTTACTACTAACCCTACTTTAATAAGAAAAACTGGACGTAGACCTTCGGATGTATACCGTCAACTAGACAACTTAGACTATATAACTGACGTTAGCATAGAAGTTGTTGCAGATACAGCAATACAAATGTACGAAGAAGGTATAACTGCGGCAGATAACTACGAAACTGCAACCATAAAGTTACCGTGTACCGAAGAAGGACTAAGAGCGTGTATGCTTCTAAATGATCAAAAGATTAGAACTAACGTAACCTTAGTATTTAGTCCGGCACAGGCAATATTAGCTAGTTTGGCAGGTGCTAGGTACATTTCGCCGTTTGTTGGCAGGTTAAATGACAATTCAGTAGACGGATTGAAGCTAATTGGCGATATATTTGCTTTACATATGCCTTGTACACAGATATTGGCTGCATCTATACGTGATGTACCCTCAGTAAGCCAAGCATTTCGATATGGTGCCGATATATGCACTTTACCTCCGGCAATATTCGATAAAATGTACAAACATGTACTAACTGACCAAGGATTAGCTCAATTTAACAAAGATTATGCAGAAACCAACTTTAAAGCTTCGGATATTCCAAGATATCCACAGTAAATTCAAAAATCCGCCGTGGTTAGGCTTTTTAGTGCTAGGATTCTTAATTGGACTAGAAGAACGCTATATAACTTGGAAAACTAAGCTTACCGTAGACGAGGCTATAAAGAATTATAAGGAAGCAACTGAGGAAGAGGAAGTTAAACCTAAGGTTGTAGAACATGAGGATGGTAGTATATCTATCACCTCACCTTGGGCAAGTTTTAAGAATGATGATAAGGATGGTCCTACATTTTTAACATGAATTATATACAGAAATACATGGCTGCACTTAAGCTTAACAGATGGCCGATGGTAGACTATGTAAAACAGGCTGAACAGGAACAACAAGATAAAGTAAACAGACTTTACCCTAAAAAAATGACATAATTTTGTCTGACCTATGCGGATATTCCGGGCGGCTGTCAACCCCCAATGGGGTACGG